AGGGAAACATGAGAGACATCAAGCGCCGCGACGTTGCCGAGATCATCGGCGGGCTGTTCGCATTCACCATCTGGATGGTCGGGCTGTACGCCCTGGTCGTCCTGGCCCATGCCGTGAGGATGCCATGACCGACAACCGCACCCCGCGCACCTGTGGAAGTTGCCAGTATCGGATCGAGGGTGAGTGCCGGTGCTGCCCGCCCCAGATCGTCGTGATTAAGCTGACCCACGGGTTCCACACGGAAGCGGAATATCCCGAGGTTTCTGAGGATTTTCCCGGTTGCAGCCTGTGGCACCACAACAAGAGAAGCGGGATTCAGCCATGAGAACCGACGAACGCGCCTACCTCGACGTCATCGTCCACGGCATCCAGTGCGACCTGGACGTGTTGACGATGCCCGAGAACGTCGAGGCCATGCGCCAGGACATCACAGACATTATCACGCGCTGCACGAGGGCGCTTGAACGGAGGAACGCCGCATGAGCTTCACACAGGAGCAGTTGGACGAACTGACCCGCCCGCTGGAGCGCAAGCACGTTGCCGAGCGCACACAGTCTGGACGCACACTGTCCTACATCGAGGGATGGCACGCCATCGCGGAAGCCAACCGCATCTTCGGCTTCGACGCCTGGACGCGCGAGTTGGTTGACCTCCGGTGCGTCTCCGAACGCGAGCGGGAGATCGGCCAGCAGAAGAAACCCGGTTGGTCTGTGTCTTACATCGCCAAGGTGCGCGTCACCGTTCACGGCGTTGTCCGCGAGGGCATCGGCACCGGCCACGGCATCGACGTGGACCTTGGGCAGGCCCACGAGAGCGCCGTCAAGGAAGCCGAGACGGACGCCATGAAACGGGCGCTGATGACCTTCGGCAATCCCTTCGGGCTGGCGCTCTACGACAAGACACAGGCCAACGTCGCAGAGGCGTGGCGGGGACCGCTCAAGGTCACGGCGCTCAAGGAAGCGTTGCGCGCCGTCTCCCGCGACGTTCTGGCCTGCGACGATAAAGCCAGCCTGGACGATGTGGTGAAAGTCGCAAAACCGCTGATTGAGCAGGCAAAGCACGATCTGCTTGAATGGATCGAAGGCGACGGCAAGGACATTCGAGGGCTGCGCGCGGATGTCGAGATGATGTTCGCAGAGTTTAAATCCCGTGAAGCAATGAAACAGGGCTACGCGGCATAAAGGCGCGAAACCTTGAAAGCAGGTTTTGGGCGAAGGTGTCCAATGCTGACAGCTGCTGGGTCTGGGCCGGGCGGCTCGACCGGAAAGGCTACGGCGTCTTTGATGTCAATGGCAGGCCGCGCATTGCTCACCGCATCGCATACGAACTGGCTCACGGCCCCCTGCCCACCGTTTCGGGCTATCACGGCTGCGTGGTGATGCACAAATGCGACAATCCGGTTTGCGTAAACCCGTCACACCTCACTGCCGGTAGTCAGGCCGACAACATGGCAGACAAGGCGCGCAAGGGACGTTGCCCAAACAATGGGCGACCGGGATCATCTAACCCCAACGCAAAGCTGAACGATGAAGCAGTTCGCGCCATTCGGTTGGCACGGGGAAGCGTTCGGCAGGCAAGCCTTGCCAAGCAATTCAACGTCGCGCGGTCACCTATCGCGCGCATCCATCTCGGAACCAGTTGGTCACACACGAAGGAAACAGCAGCATGAGCAGTGTCAACAAGGTCATCCTGATCGGCAACCTCGGCAAAGACCCCGAGGTCCGCAAGATGCAGTCGGGCGAGAGTGTCGCCAACCTCCGCGTCGCCACGTCCGAAAGCTGGACCAAGGACGGCGAGAAGAAGGAGCGCACCGAATGGCACACGGTCACGGTGTGGGGGAAGCTCGCAGAGATCGCGGAGAAGTACCTGCGCAAGGGCTCCAAGGTCTATCTGGAGGGCCAGTTGCAGACCCGCAAGTGGCAGGACAAGGACGGTGCCGACAAGTACAGCACGGAAGTCGTGTTGCGCGGCTTCGGCGGGACGCTGGTGATGCTCGACGGCAAGGGCGAGCGCGACGACGGCCCGGTCATGGATCGGGGGCAGTCGAGCCGCGACACCAACCTCGACGACGAGATTCCGTTCTGATGAGCCACGCATTGCCCTGCCCGAATTGTGGGCACGAAAAATCAAAAATAACCAACTCACGGCCCATCAGCGTCAATGGGATGACTGCTGTGAGTCGGTATCGCAAGTGCCTGAAATGTTTGGTCAGTTGGCGCACGTTTGAGGTCAACGCACCGACAAAAAAGCAGGCCCTTGAAGCAGAAGTGAGAGGGTGGATCTGATGATCGACGACACCGCCGTAGAGAGCGCCGTTGACTGGCTGCTCAAGAATGCACCCGACGCCGGAAGGCTCAGGGGCGAACGGGTCCACTGCGAGGAATACCGCAAGAGCCTGAAAGCCATCCTCGCGTCACAGGCCAACGAGAACGCAGAGGCCGCCAAGGAACGCTGGGCCTACGCGCACTCGGAGTATCAGGTTCACCTTGAACGGCTCAGGGACGCCGTAACAGCCGATGAGGTCAACCGGGCGCAGAGGGCCACGGCAGAACTTCGGATCGAGGTCTGGCGGACCCAATCGTCGAACAACAGGGCGGTGAAGCTATGACTGACCACATGACGACAGCGCGAGAGATCATCATTGGCGTTGCGTTCGTCGCCCTAACTGTCGGGCTCTTCGTCGCGGGCAAGCGCGCCAGCGACAACTTCTACCACGCATCTGCCATTGAGCATGGTTGTGCGGCCTATGACACCGTGACCGGCGAATGGGGCTGGCTCACCAAGGAGGATGAGAGATGACCGACTGGCAACCGATTGAGACGGCACCGAAGGTCGGGCCGAAAGAAGGCGTCAGGGAAATGGTCTTTCTGGCGAGTACGTCGGGGCACCGTGCGGTTGGATATTGGGGCGGCGGTCGCAACCAGCGAGACGGGGGGGTAAACCCGCACGATCATTTGGTCATGGACTACTGAAACGCATTTACTCACTGGATGCCCCTGCCCACACCCCCGGAGGATAGCCCCCATGGATGACACACGACACTCGCAGAGATCAGGGAGAGGCTGGGCAAGGATAGCAGCGATCAGATCGCGACTTGTGTGGGAGTTGAGCGGGCCGGATCAGGGCGTTGCCGTCTCGCCCGAGTATGCGTCCCTGTTGGGGATGGTGCGCGACCTGCTGGCGGAGATAGACCGTCTGCGGTACGAGCGCGCAGCGTTTCGGGAGCTAACGAAGGACGCGGCGCCTGACGATGGCTGACTTTGGGATGGTTACCTCCCCCGATGCGTGGTGGCCGTCCCACGCTGCCGCCAGGACAATTTTGGCGCGGTCCTCGTGTACCAGCAGCCCGGCTGACGTGATCTCGGGCAACGGACCCTTCATGGCGTCGAGTGTTACCCACTCCCCGGCGGAATGTTGGGCGTCCAGCCAAACGACCTTGAGGATGATCACGGCTGCCAGTCGCAGAGCGCCGCGCCGGTAAGGTTGTGTTCTAGAACCTGCCGGGCGGTGCCCTCGGTCAGAACGTCAGCCGACGAGGGCCGGATGGGCTTGAAGCTGAGACACGCAGAGTCAGTCCCTACGCCACTTTGACAACTCGTCATCGACCCTATGAGCAGGCATCCGAGCAACGATATCTTCCACCTTGCGGACATCTTCGACCCTCTCAATGGTCTGTTCGGCCTGCTTGGCCTTGTGGCCCGATACCGCATCCCGGCGGATCATCAGAATGGCCCCACCGATGGCCGAAAGGACCGTGAGGGCAAGCGCACCCCAGGCCAGCAGCTTCAGCGCCACAGGGGCCAGCAGACGGCCAAGGAACGCGATCACGACGGCACACGATGCCGGAGGAACAGGAAGCCGCCGACCAGTGCCGCCCCAACGATCACCACGCCGAATGCCCACTGCACCGGGCCCGAACCGGACATGGCAGCACCCAGCGAAGCAATAATGGTGGCGGCCCAGGATACCGTCTCTTTGGTAATGGCAGGCGGGGTCTGAGGCTGTGCCGTGGTCGGGCCTGCCGAGGTCACGAACGAGCCCTTGGCCCACAGTCCAGCCTCGGCGGCGCGACGGTTCACGAGGCCGGGGATGACCTGGCCGTTGTCCTTGTTCCACCGTGCGAGTTGGGATGGAACCGCAGCGTAGTCGCCAGCGTTCAGCTTGCGCAGCAGGGTGGACGTAAGGAACTGCGTCTCGCCGATGTTGTAGACGAACGACACGAGCGCGCCGAACTGGCCGTCGGTGAGGGGCACGGTGACACGCTGGTCCACGCAGGCGGTCGCCCATCCGAGGTCTTTGCGGAACAGACGCTCGGCCTCTTCCTCGGTGACAGTGAAGCCCTCACGGACATCCCCGCCGACATGCCCAAAACCTATAGTCCAGACGCCGCCGGTATCTTGATAGGCTGTGAGCCTCAAACCCTCCCACGCCTTCAGGAGCGCGAGGGCGTCGGCGTTAATCGTTCTGGTCATCGAGTTCGGCTCCGAGGGCAAGATACCCGCAGGCGTCAACGCTGGAATCCTGGTGCCCACCGGCCAGCCGCAGGCGCATGATCTTCAAGAGCGCAAGCATGGGGCCGATGTCGCGGGGCTTGACCTCGTGGCCCAGATACGCGCTCCACAGACCGGAGAGGCAGTCGGCGTTCTGCTCCCAATCGCCATAGGCGTCGTGGCGGTCGTGTGAGATCAGGTTGGCAGCGCGGGCAAGGCAGTCGTCGCGCTTCACGTGATCGTCCCGCATGTCATGTGCGCGAAAATCATGTCCGCGTACCCCGACATGTCGATAAATCCGGGGTACCATGCGGGATGCCGGGTTCCTGCGTCAGACGTTCGGCTTCCGCATAAATAGCCGCGATGCTGTCGTGGTCAAACACTTATTGTGTCACCCCGGAATTCTACCATGTCATCGCCTATGACGTGAACAACTTCCGGCCAAATAAGTCGCCCGTTCTTGAAGGTTAAGACTGCAAAGCCCGATCTCCACGCCACGGGGTTGTCTTCGGTATAGTCAAGAAACTGCGGGCCGTACGGT